GAAGAAGTTGCGTAAACGATGACCGAACATGAAGAAATGGAAATGCTCGAAAGTTATAATCGCGAGTTTAATGAGCGCATTGCTAAACGTCCTGTCTTGAATTTAATTCAGTGTCCTAAGTGTAAAGGTGCAGGCGGTTTTTATTCTACAGTAGCGAAACCTGAATATTTTAAATGTGATCTCTGCAATGGGAAAAAATATGTCGATAATGCAAATTGATCCACCTTTGCCACTTGAGTGTCCCAAGGGCAAAGGTATGGCACATTTTATGATTGATTATGGCGTTGAATATAATCTTATGTGGGTTATTATTATTGATGCGACAGGCGAGATATGGACTTATGAGAATCCGTCTGTGAAAGGTCAAAAGAACATAACTATAGGTAGAAATTATGTCCCAAATTGTAGTTAAGGTAAGAAATATGAATTGTTATTGTCTTTGTCATAAAGGATTAAATCCCCAAACAGGTTGTTGTTCATGTGTTTCAATTCAAGTACCTGATGCGGAAGCGCCAAATGTTATTGGGTATGAGTTCGAAATAAATGAATTAAATAGAAGGCTAAGCATATTAGAAAATAAATATATAGAAGATTATGAGACAGCCAAAGAAATAATATTTTCTGGTAATAATAATGATGAACGATTAAGAAAACTAGAAGAACATAAAAAATATCAGATTGATGAGAATAGAAAATTATCGAAAAGAGTTGATGAATTAGAAAAAAGAATATCCGAAAATGAATTAGATATGAGTTGTTTTCCTACTTTTGAATATGTAAATGAATACATAAGTAAATGTTTAAAAGAACAAATTAATAATAGATTAATAGATTATAATTCATATAAATATTATGTTAGCAATAAAAAACCATACCAATGTCTTGTTTGTTATGGAGATGGTAAAATCCAAGTACTAAATGTATTAGAACATTTTGAAAAAAGAATTACAGATAGTCAAGGTCGTCATTTTATTTTATGTAATACATGCGAAGGCAAAGGAATAGTTTGAGGATAATATATTGTTTGCCCCTTAAATAAAGAGTATCATTTTGTTAAATCATGGAGGATTTAATATGGATCGTAAAATGAATAAAGGCATGATGGACAATCGCCACGTCAGCGAAAATCATCAAGAAGGTATTTCTCGCGTTTTGCAACGCAAAGGTGATATGCAAAAAGGCCAAGGCGGAAAAATGCATGCTTCACCCGAACACCGAGCAGAATGGGAACGAAAAGATAAGGCAATGACGCCACGTCCCGCATAACGATTTTCTAACTATCACCATTTATTAAAGGAATAATAAAATGGGAATCTTACAACCACCTTTTGTATTACCTGGTCAATCAGGTGTCATCGGCGCAACTAAATATATGGTAACGACTGACAGTTTGGCGACAATTACTGCGGCCGGATATCTTAACAATATCGACTTAGCAGTATATCCAATTGCCGCCTCAGATGTTATCAGTTGTCTTTATAGTTATAATTTGCAGACTAATTCTGGGACTTTTGCGATATTTACGGTTTCATTGTCGAATGGGGTTGTTTCACTCATAGAATGGTCTAATCCTGGGAATGTCTTACTACCTGTCGTTTCGGGTGACTTTGCTGTATTTAATGGTACGAGTGGACAGATCAAAGATTCTGGTTTACTGCCATCGTCAACGAGTAGTCAATTATATGTTGCAACGACACCAGGTTCACTCACCTCTGGACAAATCGCAAAGTTTAATGATGCGAATGGTACATTAGCAAATAGTGGTATATTGGCATCCAATGTCATGGTTTTAAATGCTGCAAATGCATTGACAGGCGCAGGTTCAATTTCTTTGGTAAAAGGAACAGGAACGGAAGCCGCTAATGCCGTCACCGTAAATAATAATGCTGGTGTTATTACGACTTCTTCATTAACAACGGCTGGCGGTTCAAGTTACGCTATTACGTGGACAAATTCATTTATTAGTGCGTCGTCTGTGATTTTACTAACACTCATGGGTGGAACAAATACCACTGAAAACATCACACTAAAAGCAACGGCTGGTTCAGGAACATCGACGTTAACAATCTATAATAACACCGCAGCTACGGCATTAAACGGAACTATTATTATAGGATTTGCTGTATTTTAACAATAAGGAATACCATGGAAGGTACTTCTGATTATTACGAAGAACGAGGCTTGATCGCAGCGATTATCATTCAAGCGATACAAGATGGTAGCCTGATGAAACGGCCTCGAGATCCAAGTTTACGCAATAAAATTAGAGATCGATTAGCAGTTGTACAACAACTTACAACTTTTTTTGTGTCCTGTCACCTCTTACAAGAATGGATAAAATCTAAGAAGAAGAAAAAAAGAATTCCTTATTATATCTATGAAATTATCTGCAACATTGAAATCATGAAAATCGGCGAACGTGAAAATCTAGCATGGAATGGCCGAAAATTCATTGATCACACCAATAAATTATTTAGTTTCTATTGCAGCTTATTAGAAATTGAACCTAAATTCTTAGAAGAAAAAATTCATCTTCACTTTAAAAAAATTGATGCGGGTACCGGAAAACGACTTTCCCTGGTCTATTGACTTTCCAAAAGTCGAAATTGGTATAATAGTTTCATGAAAAAGATTTTCATCGAGACCTATGCGTTAATTAGGGTTTTACCGTCGTGGGGTCAATAACGCGAGACTAACTCGTTAACTAGGGGAACACCTACCGTTGCGGGGTTAACAGCTAAGGAAGCATTTTATGGAACAGGCTAATGGATTAAGCCAGAGTCAAAGTACATCGACACCCGTTGCAGCCTCTTCAGAACCAGCACCAGTGACAAGTTCGCCAGCGCCAAGTTCCGAAGAACGTGTTTTTAGACAGTCCGAAGTGAATGATTTAATCGGTAGAGGTAAGAAGGAAGCTGTTGATTCTTACATTCGTAAGCAACAACAAGCAACTTACAGCGAGCAGCGATACGGTGATAATACTGCTATTCCGCAGAATAATTATCAACAACAATCTCTCAATAACGCTGTATTACCTGAAGATAGAATCAGACAGATATCGGCCGAAGCGGCACAAAAGCACATCGAAGAAGTGCGTAAAGAAGCCTTCAACTATGCGCAGAATGAGCAAGCTAAGAAAACCGTGGATATGTTTAACAACAAGATGCAACAAGGTAAAGATAAATACAATGACTTTGATAGCGTAATGGGTAGTATGCGCGATCAATTGCGAAACTTTCCTAATGTGGTGTCAATCATGTCCCACTATATTGAAAATGCACATGATGTGATGTACCACTTAGCAAACAATCAAGGCAAAATGGCTGAGATTGAAAGGCTCGCCGATGATCCACGCTTTCAACACATTGCGATACAACAAGCGCAGCGACTTTCGCAATCTCTAAAAGAGAACGATGACGCATCGAAGCTTAAACATCCAAATGAGCCACTTTCACAAATGCGACCTTCTAACACTGGCACGGGTAGTGGTGTTATGTCGGTCTCTGATTTTAGGAAGAAATATAGAGTTTAATATTTTCAGGGAACCATAACGCGGCTATTCCGAACTATTCAATGGATTGATAGTGAGGGTTATCACAATGGGTGTATTCCAAAATAATATTTTGCAACAGGTACAAACGTATCAACGCTCTTCGTTAGGATTATTACTTAACCTTTGCTGTTTTGTAAGCACAGCAAATACAAAGTTTAAAGACTTCGACAAGATTCAAGCCAACTTAGGCTCAACTGTTACATTTGATTTGCCACCTCGTTTTACGACAACTGCTGGATTAGTTGCATCATTTGAACCAGCCGTACAACGTGTATTGCAACTCGTCTGTGATCAATCAGCAAATACTAGCTTTGCAGTTACCGCACAACAAAGAATCTTCAACTTAGAAAAAGGGGAAGAAGATTACATGCGTGTGTTTGGTAAATCAGCGATTGCTGAACTTGCAAACCAAATCGAAGCCAATATTGCATTAAATGCGGTATCCGGTGTGCAAAGTCAGTTGACTAGTACTGTGAATACGTTTTCCGGGCCTTTTAGATTTTTCGGAGACGGATCTACAGCAATTTCATCTTACCAACAACTTGCTCAAGCAATTATGTTGTTTAAGAACTTCGGTAGCGTTGCGGAAGGAATTAAGTTTTATCTTCCCGATACCGTTATTCCTGCAATCGTTGGAAATGGTTTAAACCAATTCGTTCCTCGTCGTAATGATGATATTGCAATGAGTTGGGAAGTTGGGGATTTCGGAACACCACTCGTTCATTACTATCAATCGAACTTGTTACCCATTCACGTTTCGGGTGATACCGGTGTAAATGGTCAAACATTAACTGTGATTAGCACAAACGATCCAACAGGACAAAACGTAACGCAAATTACGGTTAGTGGTGCAACTGCAAGTGATGCTAATGCTGTGTTCCAAGGGGATATGTTCCAGTTCAAAGATGGTGTACCTGGACAGCCTAATATGCGTTATCTCACCTTCATTGGCCATTCTGTTTCTGCAAATCCAGTACAGTTCGCAGCAACAGCAAATGCAGGTGCTAATGCATCCGGTAATGTCGTTATTTCATTGAACAATCCATTAAATTGGGCAGGCGGAGCAAATCAAAACCTTAATAACCCAATCGTAGCTGGTATGCAATTACTGACATTCCCATCACACCGTGCAGGTATGATCGTTGGTGGAGATGCTTTCTACATTGCGATGCCACAATTACCCGAACAAAGCCCGTACGATACAGCCAATGAATTCGATCCTGAAACAGGGGTTTCATTGCGATTGACTTATGGTTCTTTATTCGGCCAAAACCAAACTGGAATGATCTATGACAACACATGGGGTTCTGTTGTTGTTCCTGAATATTCTAGTCGTATTTTGGTGCCATTGTCTCAAGGTTAATAAAGGATAGGTGGTTACTTATGGTAACCACCTGGAATTAAAAATTTAAAAGGATATTAAAAATGGCTACTCCTCAAGTACAAAACGATCCAATTTACGCATTACCCTTTTTATATATTTCTGGTTTAAACATATCAGTTGCCTCAACTACTGTTATGTCGATTGCACCAGGTCAAGCAAGGGATAATAGCGATAATATTGATATGCCCGTAGGATTTCCAAACCTACAA